CGAGGAACACGGCGCCGCTGGTGGGGCCGGAATGTTGCTGCGTGCTGTGGGGGGCGGCGGGGGGGTTTGGGAAAATTCGGTCTGGCGGGGCTTCTGGCGTGGCTATTGGCGTGGCTTCTGGGGCGGCTGGGTTGGGTTGGGTGGCCAGGGTTTGGGTCGCCATGGTTTGGGTGGCCAGGGTGGGGGCGGCCATTGTGAATGGGCCCAGGCCTTGTGTGTCTTGGGTGGAGGGTGGTGGGCTGATCCAGAAATCTGGCTGAGGCTGCGCTGCGCTTTCGGTCTGTGGCCGGAGTGCAGGCGTTGGTGGGGCTGGATTGGGGGCGGCGCTGGAGGTGCTGGGCCAGGGCGATTCGGGGCGGAAGGCTTGGGCGGCGCGCGGGGCCCGGTCTGGTGCGGTTGGTTCTGGTGCGGTTGGTTCTGGTGCGGTTGGTTGCGGCGTAGCTGGTTCTGATCGCGTTGGGTCTGGTCGCGTGGGGTTTGGTCGCGTGGGGTTTGGCCGCGTGGGGTTTGGCGTGGGGGCGGCGGCTTGCTGGTCCGGCTGCGTGAGTGTCAGCACTTGGGCGGTCGTTGCAGCGCTTTGGGGTGATGGCGCTGCTGCGCCAGGCGGGTTTGCTGCTGGTAGGTTCGCTGCTGGTGGGTTCGTCTGGGGCTCACTTGCGTATGGCTGTTGTGTTGGCGTGGGCGTCGGCGTCGGCGTCGGCGGCAGCGTCATGTTCTGCAACTGGCGCAGCTGCGTCGTGGTGGTGGTGATGTGGCGGTCAAGCGTGGCCAGGTCGGCCTCGATCAAGGCAAGGCCGGCGCTGACGCCGTTGTCCAGCGCCAGGCGGATGCCGATGACGTAGGAATCTTCCATCAGCGTCTCCCGAGTGCGGTTGTGAGTGTGTCATGCGCGGTCTGCGCCAGCGCCTTCGCCACCGCCGCGCCCTCGCGCGTGGCGAGGGGTGCGAATGTGGGGCGCGGGGGCAGGGTTTCGGTGCCGTGTTCCTGATATCGCGCCATGGGCGAGGGGCTGCCGATCTCGGCGATCGGGCCTTCCGCCCGGTGGCTCACGCTGTCATGCAGCGCGCCCGTCTGTTTCCACGGATGCGTGTGCGGGCCGCCGGGCAGGGTTGCGAGATCCGCGCGCGCCGCCGTTGCGAGGCGGGCGGCCTCGCCAGCGAGGCTGTGTTCCAGCCGCGCCGCGAGGTCGAGCCCCGCCAGGGCCTGGCGGAGCTGTGGCAGGGTCAGGTGTCTGGAGGTCATGCACGCTCCTTCCAGCGATGCCGCGTGAAGTCGAAGCTGCCGCCATCGAGGCGGCCGATGGCCACCACGAAGGCCAGGCGATCCTCCGGTGTCAGGCTGAAGGCAACGTCAAACGGCACCCCGTTCCGGCAGAGATAAAGGCAATCCACCAGATCGGGGTGCCCGCTCAGTTTCCCGCCATGGTGTCCTTGGCTGCGGGGAATGCGGGACTGAGCGCGTGGGCGATGGCGGCGAGGCCGGCATCGCCGAGACGGGAGACGAGGGTTTCGATCTGCGCCTCAGTGACCGGGGGCGGGATCGGCACATCGTCCAGGGCTGTGACGCTCACGGCCAGCGTGGCCATGCCGAGCCAGAGCGGGTTTTGCGCCAAAGCAGGACCGGCCGCCTTGAACAGGCGCAGCCGGTCCAGCGCGTTGAGGCGGCGCAAGCTGAGGCGCCGGCCCGTGCTGTCGGTGATGGTTTGAGCCTGCTGGGCCTCGATGATCAGGCTTTGCGAGGGCGTCTGCATCAGATGCGCTTGCGGGAGGTGGCGAAGAAATCCAGCTTCTGCTTCACGCTCTGATCGCCGCGCCAGGCGCCGGCGGAGGCGAGTTTGAAAACACAGCCCTCATATTGATAGGTGCTGGTGCTGCCATCGACCTCAGCGACGTATTGATACAGCGAGCCGCTGGGGATGGCGCCGTTGCTGAGATAGGCGGCTTCGATGCGGGCGATGAAATCATCCACGGCGGAACTGCCGCGCTCGATCTCGAAGGAACCGTCCCAGCCCTTCGGCAACTCGGCGGCGAGCTGCGTGCCGTCGATGCGGTCGATGCGGATGGGGGTGGTGTGCTGGCGGGTTTCAAAGCCGGTGACATGGGTGAGGTCAATGCGGCCGAACGGGCCCATGACCACCAATTGACAGTCACGGCCCACGGAAAACGCGTTGCTGGGCATGGTTATGCGTCCTTATGCAAAGAGGTCGGTTCAGGCCGCCAGCGAACCCGGCGCGCCCGGCAGGGTCTGGCGCTGGATCTGCACGGTTTGGCCGCCTTCGAGGTTGACGATGAATTTCTCGTTGATCGCCTGATACCGCACCTGCGCGTCGGACTGGACATAGCCAAGGCCGGTGCGCGTGAGCGGGTTGTTGCTGCTGTCGCAGAGCACGCTGAAAGGCAGGCTGCCGTCGAGGCTGCCGAGCAGGCCCTGGCTCAGCATGGCCTGCAGGAAACTCAACTGCGTGGCCCGGATGCGGCGAAACAAGGAGGCGTTGACGACCTGCCCCACATATTGGCCCATGCCCGCCGCCAAGGTCGCTGCGATGTAATTGGTCAGGCGCGTGTAGTTGTCGCCATTGGTTGCGGCGTTCGACGAGCTGTTATGGCCGCCGCGCACACCCCAAAACGCCCCCGCCGGCTGCGGGTTGGTGATCACGTCTATCCCGGCTTGCAGCAAAGCCTGCAATTCCGCCGCGGAATAGCTGGTGTTGATGCCAGAGCCCGGCGTGCCGCTGCGCTGGCTGCCAACCACCGCGTAAAGCGGTTTGTTCAGGCTGGATTGCTCCGGCGAAAGATTGGCCAGCCGGCCCGCCACAAAACCCTGCGGACTGACCAGGCGCAGCGTGCCGTTGGTCTGGTCGTTCCACCAGATCCAATCGCCGAACATCAGCTTGCTCGCGTAACTGTCCAGACCCGCCGCGTTCTTGATGGAGACGGCGTTGGCGATGCTGTCCGAGGCCGGGCCGGTGAGGATCATGTAGCAGCCCTCGGTCAGGCCGAAGCCGGTCTGCAGCGTCCATTGCGTGGGATCATCCGCATCCGCCAGCGCCGCAATCGAGCAGCCCTGGCCGCGCAAGGCATAAACACCGCGGCGGGGGGTGGCGTCCTGGCCGACCAGCGTGGCGGCGCTGACGTTGGACGTGCCGTCCGAGCCTGGCGTGCCGGTGGTGAAATTCGTGCTCAGAGTCGTCGGTTGGAGCGAGGTGCCGCCGGCCTGCGCCGTGACCAACTGGCTCGGGCCGCGCTGGGGGCCGGTGCCGTAAGTGATCGCAGCCGCCAGATTGGTCCAGAACTGGCTGCCGCCGCCGCCGATATTGTCAAACACCTCCGGGCTCTGGCCAGGCAGGCCCAGCGTGAAGCGCCAGGTGCCGACCTTGGAGCCCGCCGTCAGCGCCACCGTGATCTGGTTGCCGAGCGTGCCCGGATACAGCGCAGTCATCTGGAAATTGGTGTTGGACAAGGTGAGGCTGGCCGCAGCCTCCGTGCCGTCCGTCGCGCGGACGCAGCGGAAATTGCTGGCACCCTGCTGCACCGCCGTGGCGAGGATGGTGCCCATATCGTATTTGCGCTGCAAAATCGGGCCGAAATTGCGGGCGTAATCCGACATGTTCGAGATGATCACCGGCTGGTTCACCGGGCCCCAACTCGCCGTGCCCACCAGACCCACCACATTGGTGGGAACGCCGTTGAGCGCCAGATTCTGCGGCGGGACGATCTGCACATAGAGATCAGGCACCACCAAGGCCGTGGTGTTGATGTTGCCCTGTTGGACGATCGACATTATTGTATCTCCGGATTAAGGGGGAATCAGTTTAACTCAACAACGACCGCGCAGCGCCGCCATCCGCGGCAAGCCTGGTGTCGCCAAAGATCAGCGCCGGGAGCGTGGTGGTCGTGGTGGTCGCGTATTCCGCTGAGAACACCAGATCGCGCCGATACAAATTGGCGTTCTGGCTCTGGTCAAACGTCGTGCTGCGGCGAAAGCGCAAACGCGCCTGCGTGCCATCCGGCAAATCCACAAAACTCCGGCTGCTCAAACCCACATCAAGCAACGCACTCAACGCATCGCGCGACGCAGGGTCCGGGCACCAGGCCGTGATCGTGAAATCCTGCGCCTGGCGCCGCCACGTGGTCTGCACCACCTGATCCGCAACCACCCGCGCCACCACAAAACCCGCACCCGGTATCCTCACCGCAGCGCCATCCACCACCGCAATCCGCCGCGTGCGGATGTAAGAACCCAAAATCGCAGCAACCAAAGCAACAGTGTCCCCCGCCACCACACGATGCACAAAAGCCGCATTATCAACCAAAATCCCCGCAACCTGCCCCGCCCGCGCAACCCCGCCAAACGTCACAACATCCCCAGCAACCCAAGCCTCCAAACTCGGAACAACAACCGACAACGCCGCCGGAGGGTCAATGTGGCGCGTGGTGATGTGCTCACACACACCCGGATAAACCGTCACCGTCGCATGACCCGATGCCAAATCAACATTCAACGCCGCAGGATTCGGCCAGCCCCGGTAAATACGACACAACAAACCCAAAACACTCGCAGACCCAATACCAGAAGGATACAATAATGACGTGATCAAAGAAGACAAAACAACCTCAACATCAACCTGATCCGCCATGGTCGTACTCCCAGTGCTGGTGAATATTTGAAAGAAAGCAAGGCTGGGCTCCGCCCAGACCCGCCAGGGGCCGAGCCCCTGGACCTCACTCTTTTGAAGGACTCTCGGGTCTGTGAGGGAGGGGGCCTGCACGCTGTGTTGTGCCACCCGTCGTGGAT